GTAATGACGCATTTGGCTTCATACCAGACGCTTTCAGGGTTTTCTGGTGTTCCGGCGTAAATGAAAAACCGCCCATTAAAATCAGCGCCCTGCTGAACGCGAACGACCAACCGCGCCAGGTACGAAGGGAACTCAATTTCATTGCCACTGTAGTTAGCGAAACCAACCGTTGGAAAACTTTCCCAAAAACAATTCAACGCGCCTTGTCCTGATATCAGTCCCTGTTCGTACTGGCTGCGAAATTCACTGCCGAGGGATGTCAAATCAACAGTGTCTCTTGTTGTAGTTAATTCAAAGTCTTTAATTTTTGCCACAAATCTATAACGATCATTTTTAGTTTGTATTGTAATAGCCTGCGTTGCGCTAGGCGCAATTAGTGCGACGGCATCGCCTTGCGCCCCAGAAAGTGATGCTTGAAAGCGATCATAAAGGCGCAAGCCACCCGCTTCATCTAAGTGGACATACCACTGGCCATCTGGGTAAAGGTGACCATCCACTAACTGCAGATTTGATCCGTCTACAGTTGCAATCTCGATACGATCCCCTGTGACTAACGTGTTGGCACGAAAATCAACCGAAAACCGACGACGCGATACATTGACATCACTTGGATCCAGTGTGGTTTCAAGCGGTGCATCCGTAGAATCCCGGTCCAGTTCAACTGATCCGGTATACCCAAGGTAAATCGACATCAGAGGTTTGAGCTGATGGCTTGACCCGTCACCTCAAAAGTAACATCGATGGCAAATACTTCCCCGACTGCCATGCTCATGCTTACGCCGGTAATCCAAGCGTAAACCTGAATAAATTTGCTGCTATCAACGTGCAGCTTGAAAGTGACAACATCAGACTGCGTAGCTACGCCGTCTTCTGCACTAGTGCCGCCAGTTTTAATGAGATTGGTGATGAAGTTGGTAGCCGTGCCATCAGAGTGGTAAAACACACGACAGCCGCCGGTGGCACTCCGCACACCGTTGATCAACGTGCGATCAGTGTCTTCAAGGCAGGTCGTTTCCAGTACAGCCTGCGTCACATTCAGTGACCAGTTTTGGACTTTACCGATCTTGGTAGATCCAAGGTAAAGCTGTCCGCTAAGACCGCTGTAAAACGCCATGATCCGTCGATGCTTGTGGTTCCATTCTAGGCACCGTCTAAGTAACCCGTAAATTTACAGGTGACTGTGCTCACGCCTGGGTAGACACTTTCAACTTGCGGAGGTTCGGCATAGCGCCAAACGAGACCTGTATCAAGCTCTATGACCTTGTCGGACAACGCTGATCCGAGTCCAGACAAAACGTTGCTGGCGCTAAATGTAACATTAGAAAACAGCGCCATGCGCTCTTCGTAATGATCCACGATTTGTGCAGCTTCAGTATCGGTGATATTGGCAAAGGCTAGTTGCAGCTCGGAATTGAAGGGCTTCTGCCCGAAGCGGATAACAGTAGTGGCGCCGTTTTGTGCCTGAAATTCAACCTGGGGAAACTTGCCAGGACGATAGCTGCGGCTTGTTGGTCGTATAGCAGGAAACAGGGCAGGCATGGCTATGCGCTGGCTTATGGCAGCTTAGGCTTTTTCATCAGTAGGTTTCGATGACAAACATCTCATCGTCCCCCCAGTCTAGAACGGCTAGCGTTCCACGGTCCGTCAAAGGCGCGTAGCTCGCCGCGACATCGACCAAACCATCCTCGCCGTAGGAAAGTGTTTCAACCTTATAGAGCCGGTTAACGGTAGTCGTGTTGTTTAAGGCAAAAACGGTTCCAAACAAAACAGTTTGCGTGGTGCGGCCATTTGTAGCCGTTAGTGTTCCGCTTTGCACCTCTGTCGTTCCAGGCACCCAATAAAGGATTGAGTAGCTGCCATCCAGCAGGTCTTGGCTCTGGATAATACCGTCCTCGGAAATGCTGCCATTATTGAAGCGGCTGGTGTGCGTTACCTCGGAAACCAGCCTGAAGTATTCGCCAGGTGCCAGGTTCATCGCCGCTTGAGGTGTTGTCTCAAAGGTGACGCTGTGATCAACTAACTGGCGCAGCTTTAGCGCGTAACGGGCAAAAGTCAGCGGGTGCTCCTGCGTCGTACACCACCCGCTCATGTCAAAAGTTTCTTCTGGGTCGCCTTCACTGCCTCCTTCAAAATCTGCTAGTCGGACGCTGACGACCTTGGTTTCAGGGAAGCCGTTATCTTTGTCCTGCCGCCATAGGCAAGTGGCTTTGAATAAACGGCGCTCCTCGGGGCTCAACCAAGTCACTTTCATATTGCGGATATTGCCGTCAGTAAATAGAGCTTTTACTGCCGGTTTGCCTTCAGGATTGATGACATAGTTAGTGTTGTATGGCACCGATGGCACCAAACTGAAACGGCCACCAAGGATCGTAAAGTCCAGCAGACAGTATCCGGCTTGCTCATAAATCCATTCCCTTAGGTTAACGCGATCGCTGATAACACCGTCCCAAGTGAAGTTGTTTGCCTGACAGAACTGTGCAGCAAGAGTCATGCGATCCTTGTCTACTTGCTGGGTGCCGATTGACGCACCAGCGCCGATTGTTGTGTCAGTTAGAAGGGCATAGGCGATCTCAGGCAGCAGATTAGTTGCCGAGAAGCTAGGTGTAAGAAGGCGGTTTACGCGGGTGCCCAGTTTGATAAAAGCGGACAACGAGCTGAAATTTGACCACTCTTTTGAGCTATTGATGCGAAGTCCAGCAATGGCCAAGTTGTCATATTGACTTGCGGACTGCGCCAGCTGCTCGTTGACATAGACGACTTCGTGCTCGGGACCGTCCATGTGGCTGCTGCGTTCTGCGTCATACAGCGGGAAGTCTGTAATTGCGTCGAACGGATTTTGATTTTCAGTTAAGAGCTCTCTTTCGTCTGTACGCAGAATGACGGTCTGGTTTGCTACGGGGATGGACACAGAATCTCCACTTTGATACCCCGTTCCTTGGCTTTCGATGCTCCAATCAATGGCACCATTGTTATACTGCCTGACGCGAAACTGCAGCCCGCTGCCACTGCCACCGCTGGCATTTACGACTTGGTTGGTTATTGAAGTATCTACTGCTTGCCATTCGTAGCGTGAGATTGAAGCTTCATAGCTAATGTACTGGGAGCCGCCCCTAGCATTTTGGACTGTGATCGTCTCTACAGTTGGGTTTGTGGGGCGGTACTGCACGTCGCCAGTAACGTTTAAGGGAGCTACATTACCAGTGTTATTGTCGTAAGGCTGAGTGCCAACAATATTGCCATCCCAGCGGAAATAAACGGTTAAACCAAATGTAGTTCCTGCACGCCATTGGTTCTTAACATTATTGTCTGCGTTTAATCTGGTAGATACAAGCACCCAATCCTTTTTTAACGGGACGCCAATGCCGTTTGTGTAACGGTCTACGCCGACGACCGCTCCGGTAAAATTATCCGGTGGTATACCAAAAATCCACTCACGGTTACATTGTTCAGCCACCGTTAGGCGAAAGGGCGTGCCGCTGAAAACGATCGTAAAGTTGTCAGTTGAATAGGAAAAGCGACTACCTGGTCGCAGCAACCAGACATCTCGATCGGTAAAGAAACGGTGAGCTACCGTCCCAGGGACAGGGGCTAACTTGAACTCATACTGCCCACGAATCTGGGAAATCCTGATGTAGTTGTACTGAGGCTGGGGCGTCTGGCCGCTTACGCAAAACAAGGTGCCATAGCTGATGTCAATCCAGTCGGCATCTTGACCCAGCGGTCGCACGAACAAACGAAAGAAGCTAAGCCGCTTGATGTACTTGTTGATCGAGCCAAGCGCAATGTTTCCGTTCTTTTGCTCATAGGAGGTCAGTACATCAGAAGATGGCCTGCTGTTGATATTGGGAAATCCGTTAATTTGTTTCCAGACGACAGACCTGATGCCAATCTCCGTAACATCACAGCTTCTGTTGTTTGATACAACAGCGACAGCAGCTCGTTGGATAATTGCGTTTTCATACGGAAGTACCCTGTCCAAAACCGAACGTGTTTCGACAAATCCGGTGTAAGGGGTTTCGTCTGACCACGAAAGCGTAAAGTCCTTTTCTACCGAGGTGTCCCAGGCTCGCGTTGTATTCAGCGACTGACCGACCGCAAAACGCTCGCCAATCAAATACAGATCGCCGACTGCACAGGCTTCGTCAGCGTTGATGCGGATTGCTTCGACTGAAGAATTAACGTCTTCGAGTCCCCACGGATTAAAATCATCGGCATTTTCTTCACCTGAGGCGATGCGATATACCGCACCAGTTGATGAGATGCTTATAACGGCAGCTCGGCATGGGAACGGCGTATTGAGCTTGTTGCGCTTAACGTCGATGTCATACTTAACTTGATCATCTGCATCAAGTGGTCTTAAGACCAGCTCGTAATTGACTTTGAAGGCATTGCCGTTCGGCATCGGGGCATAAGCCCCAAATTGCGTCTGGGTGCTAGGTGTACGGGTGCCTGAAAAATACGGTTCGTACGCTTGAGTGCGATCCCAGAAAACGCTAAAAGCGTCAGTGGTGTCGAGAATTTCAGCGGTTCCTTCCGGGTAGCGGTCTCCAGTTTCAACGAATCGACCGCCGTCTGTTCTGAAGTACAGCGCAGTCTTGGCACGAGTGTAATTTTCTAGCAGCGTGTCGCCAATCGCAAAACCCTCAAAATCAGGAGCCTGCTCAATGCCGTTGCCGAACATCACTATTGCCCGCAACTGCTGCCCTGTACCAAGGCTCAGCATTTGGGACCACAGGAGTTGACCTGCAACTCGCACTCCCTTACGGGTAAAGATCAGGGGGATGATCTGGCCAA